TATAATATATATAATACAATGGCAGGTGGATTAATGCAGCTAGTAGCCTATGGAGCTCAGGATGTATATTTGACTGGAAATCCTCAGATTACATTTTTCAAGGTCGTTTACAGAAGACACACCAACTTTGCCGTAGAGTCGATCGAACAATACTTTAGCGGAACAACAAACTTTGCTAGGAAGAGTACCTGTGAAATTTCTAGAAATGGTGATTTGATAACACAAGTCTTTTTGAAGGTAGTTTTACCTGAAGTTAGATTTAATGGTGACTTTACAAGATTTGGCCATGTTGAATTTGCATGGGTAAGACGTATTGGACACGCAATCGTTGACGAAACTGAACTGGAAATTGGTGGTTCACAAATCGATAAACAATACGGTCAATGGTTGGATATTTGGTACGAACTTTCTCATGAAGTTGGCCATGAATACGGTTATGCTAAGATGATCGGTGATGTTCCAGAACTCACCTCTATTAGCACTTTGAGCTGGGATGTTCCTGAAAATACTCTTTTGAAACCAGCATATGCTTTGTACATTCCTCTTCAATACTATTTCTGCAGAAACAATGGTCTCGCTCTACCATTGATTGCTCTGCAATACCATCAAGTTAAAATCTATGTCAGGTTTCGTCCTGCTGACCAATGCTTCATTGCTAGCGAAGCCTTCAGACACGGTGCTGACTATTTTGAACTCGATGATGCTAATCTCTGGGTCAATTACGTTTATTTAGATACCGAAGAACGTAGGCGATTTGCCCAAGTTTCTCATGAATACTTGATTGAACAACTCCAATTCACTGGTGAAGAATCTATTGCAAACAGTAATTCTGCAAAATACAAACTTAACTTCAACCACCCATGTAAGGAATTGGTTTGGGTTACCAAATTAGGTAACTACCAAGGCGGTCGTTTCATGATTTATGATCACTGCGATTGGGAATTTGCTAGAGAAAATGCAGCCAAATTGTTACTCCTGTCTGAATATGACTTGGATGAATTTGGTTACTTCAATGAAGTTGCAGTTGATTGCAACGACGAACCCTATTTGGGAGATGGTGGAGTTGAATACATTGGTATTAATCCTGCTGACCCTGCAGAAGAACCCAGATATGTTTTCAACGATTCTGCCACTGCAGAAAGATTCGACGGATCCATTTTGATTGGTCGTCTCGCACCCAATGTTCCTTTACTCAAGAGACACCGTGATGTAGACTTCAAATTCAAAGTTGAAGGTGTCCTTAGAATTTACACCGACTTCGATAATGATGACTTGAACTACCCAGAAGTTGAAAGAGTTACCAGAAACGATTTGACAATCACCGATTTGTCAATCCCAATTGAAAAATTCGATGAAGATAACAGAGTTGATTACATTAGAAGATTCGATGTCAACATCTGGCAACACAGCAATTACGGTCTCTTGATCGATGGCACAATTAACCCAATTACTGAAGTCCAACTCCAACTCAACGGACAAGATCGCCAATCTAAGAGATCTGGTTTCTGGCACGACACAATTGAACCCTATGAACACCATACTGATACCCCAAGAGATGGTGTTAACGTTTACTCATTTGCTTTGAATCCTGAAGAACACCAACCATCAGGCACTTGTAACTTCTCACGTATAGACACTGCCCAGTTGAACTTATGGTTCGCTGAGTTTGCCAATAACAAGTACTGTGATGTGTTTTCTGATAGCGATAATAAGGTTTATATCTTCGCTGTGAATTACAACGTACTAAGGATCATGTCAGGTATGGGAGGCCTTGCGTATTCAAATTAATGTCCGGCATGGGCATTTTTATATTTTTTCATTCTTTTTTTAGATGTGCTCGTATTAACTATGTCCTTATTTAGTTAAACCAATTATTATTGAATATAACATAGATTCAATAATAATCATTAGACTTCAATGATCTCCGATTTTTCATTATTTTTTCAGATGTGCACATATTAACTATGTCCTTATTTAGTTAAACCAATTAGACTTCAATGATCTCTGATTTTTCATTATTTTTTCAATTTATTGATAGCAACCATTTTCTCACTTATTGAGACTAATTATTATTGAACGTAATACAAATTCAATGATCTCCGATTTTTTCATTATTTCTTCAATTTATTAATAGCAACTACCCTCTTACTTATTGAGGTTATTTATTATTGAACGTGATATAAATTCAATAATAATCATTAGACTTAAATGATCTCCTATTTTCATTATTTTTTCAATTTATCAATAGCAACTATTCTCTTATTCATTAAAGCTAATTATTATCGAACGTAATATAAATTCAATAATAATTATTAGACTTCAATGATCTCCATGTTTTTATTTTCAGATGAATTAATTTCATTGTTATCACTGTCATCTCCAGAAGATGAAGAATCAACTTCATCTATATCTGCATCATCTTCGGAAGAATTAACTTTATCGTTATCAATTTCTTCATTATCTTCGGAAGAACTAATTTCATTGTTATCGTCATCATCAATTTCTTCATTGCTATCAATTTCTTCATCGTTATCATTGTCATCAATTACATCTATCTGAATATCAAATACATCATCGTTATTGTTGTCCTGTTCTGTTTTATCCATAACCACAATATTCACTCCTTTATTATGATTTTTAATAGGTTTTGGAGGAAGTCCTTTTTTCTTTCTCAACTCCGCAGCTTTTTTCTCAATTGCCTCAGGAGTTTTCGATGCCATAGTTTTGGTATGTCTTTTTTTTATCTCTTTTATTTTTAATCTCGGATTTTTGTTCATCAGTCAACTTGATCTTATTAATATTTTTTTGATGAAACACACTAGGTTGCCATATATCTAATAATTGATCTAGTCTATGGTCATGGTTACACGAAATCAATAGACATCGTGTAATAAATATATCGTAATCGAGGTTATTTTTCATAAAATTACAATCAGCACAACATGATTGGCAATTATCTATTGTATAGCCTTTATTATTATTACAGCGATCAATACCATTGCAGTGTGTCTCCGTAGTACATTTGCCACAAATATAACATGGAGATTCATTACGTAATTTATTAAATTCATCTTCAGAAATACCGAATGTAATTTTTTTTTTTATTAAGTGCACGGTATTCATACACACTATATGTGCAACCTCTATAATCATTGAAAACATTAGGATATAATTTCGTACCATTATCATTATAGACTGAAATATGCACACACATTAAAATAAAAGTTGATTCATTTAATGTATTCTTCATATTATTACATATTTCACAGCAACTCACAACATTATTCATAGCATAACCTAATGAACTATCTAAACGATCTATGCCATGTGGTATTTCATATGGAGGCAAATGACAATAGTAACATTTTTTCGTAATGAGGTCATTAAATTCATCAAACGGCAATTCAAAATCGATACCATCTCTATCCGCACGACTTTTATATACTTTATATCTTTTCCTATGATTTTGTCTTTTTTTCTAGGTTATGTTTTTTGACTTTTTCAGGATTATTTTTTCGCCATTTCTTCTGATATGTATTTTTACGTTCGTGATATTTATCATTATCTTCATTCATTTTTTTGGCCCGATGATTAGTATAATATTTATATATTTTATCCGGATTCGCTTCTTGCCATTCTTTTTTAGCGATTTTCCGTTCTGGTTTTTTATCATATTCTTTGTATTCCTCTTTCCTGTCTCGTTCTTCCCTATTGGCTTCTACTTCTTTCCGTTCGTCAAAATGTTTTTTGCATAAATGTGAATATTGGCCATCTCGTCTTTGTCCCATATCTTCAATCTTATGTTGAATGCCAGATCCACATTTGTCACAAACACGATATTCTGAATTTTTATTTTGTAACTTTTGGTTTTCCCTCTTTTTTTGATTGCGTCTAGCATTACTTTTTTCCCTGTCATGGCTACGACAATTTTTGCAATGATTATATGGATAGTCTATGGGCAAAATAGCTTTTTCACGGGGCTTATTTGGATCACAATTAAGGCGTGAGCTGCATCTTTTAACATTATCGCCATCGCCAGCAGTTTTCCATTGTGATATATGTTTACGACAAAATTTATTTCCACATTTGGGGTCTACTTTATATGTACATCGCGAACCGTCTGATTTTGTTGCTTGACATTTTTTGGCAACTTGGCGATTGGTTTTTCTAACCTCTGCACTCCTTTTACGACATGCATCACATGTTTTGAATTTGGATCTTACATCCATTTCCTGGCGGCATCCTGAACAATATTGCTTGGACATATGATAATTTATCAATCTAAAAACTAATGTTTTATATCAATTAAAATAATTTTCAATTTTTTTGTAGATATTAAATAATTCCATAAATAACGCATTGAATAATTCCACTATCTCGCAATAGCGCCAAAAATCACTCCAATTCCAAGCACAAGAATTCCTATCCCACAACCGATAACAGTTTTGACTAATTGATGATTGGTTTGTTCTGCCGATGCCAACCGCTTTTCTAGATCATCCAGTTTCGATAGTTTCTCACGAAGATTCCCCATATCTTGATTAACCTTAGTCGTGATCTGTTGCGATTGTTCATGAAAAATTACACTATTACCTCTCAATTGCTCATCAAACCGTGAATTTATTTTAGTTGTGGTATCATTACATTTGCTATACATTGCGTCAACATGTGCTTTGACTAATATTTCATGTTTCGGATCAGAAACAATCCTTTCAATAAGATCATCAACAGTGGTTTGTAATGCATTAGTCAACTGAGTTTGGTGGTTTCTGCATAATTCCTGAAATCTATAATCATTTGCTAATATTCCAGGCAGTTGATGTGAGATTTCGACTTTGACTGCATTTGGCATAACATTCGATTTATACGTCGCAAAATGATAATCACATTCCTTTTTGGCAATCTCTTTGACCTTCTTTTTATGGCTATTTAGGTCACGTACAACATCATCCATTATTTGGGTTTTCATGCGCCCCAGATATAGGTCTCCAAATAAAATTTTCATGACAGCTTCTTTTTTGAGAAACCGGATAATGTCATCATCGGATTCTGACAGATATATCGTCGTTTTGGTAGTCGCCATGATTAATATATGATATTCTGAATATAACGTATTAATTAATAATTATTTCAATTTTTTCATGTGATTGTCCAATATAAGATTTCTCGTTGATCTGGCGAAAACTAAATGATCTCTTATAATATAAGTATGAATATCGCACTATTTTTAGAAATTAAAAATGAATATACGGAACATTTGGTTGACACCATTACACCGTTCATATTCGAAGGTTTGAGTTCCATTTATAAAGACGCTGTCCAGTTAGCTGAAAAATCAAACCAATCTGCCAAAACATTAATGACATTCCAAAAGTTACTCCAATCAGTGGAGACTTGGAACCAAACAAAAAAAAAAAAAAAAAAAAACGCGAAAACGGAAGAGCACAAG